AATGAGCTATAAGACTAGTACAATTTGTTTCAGCATTTACAATATAATCACTACTATCATTGTATAAACAATTTTGCTCTAATCCTGACATACATAGAAAAATATAACTCTCATAATCCAGACCAATATCTAAATTATTTTCTAAATATTTGTACTGACAATAAAGCTGATCATCGCTATGATCTTCTATAATATCGCTAAATATATCTTTAAGAGTTGAAACGGTTCCAATAAATGTTCCGCTATTTAAATATTTATAGCCTCCTGTTTCTGGAAATTTTTCTGAAATAGAACTATCTGGCCAACAAGTTTTTTCTGCTGAAAAAATAACTTCTCTTCTAAAAGAAAAGTATCTTTCAAGTATTTCTTCTTCTGTTGAATGTATAAAAGTATCGTACCCATCTAAAAACATTATTATATCATTATCATCATAATGATCTAGTTCTTGGCGTATTAAGTTTACTTTCTGACCCCCACCAGGCCCCTCCATTGTCCCGCCCTTCCAAACTACATTTTTTCCAATATTTTTTATATTGAAATCGGAAGAGAGTAGTTTTTCTGCTTTTGATTCATCTGTTGCAACAGTAAGTATTTGAAACTTATAATCTTTCCAAATCTTTTCTGGAATTTCCGTTTCAGATGCAGCAAATGCACCAGGTTTTTGAGTTATTAAATCTTCTTTGAATGCTGCACAAGAAAAAGAAGAGTCTACTTTAAAGTGTCTATGATATCCAGAGACTAGAGGAACGACTTCATCTGCAGGAATTAAAGGATTTGCATCAAAAAATGAAATCAAAGCAGTAGCAAACTTGGGGCTTATTACATAAGAAGAACACCAGTATGAAAATCCTGGTGTTTCTAGCTCATCATTTATCTCTTTCCTCTCTCCCTCTACATATCTTCTACCGGCATACAGTAAATCATAATTTGGGTATTTTTCTAATTTTTCTTTCCAATCATCGACTAAAGGAATTACATCATCTTCAAGAATTAAAATAGGCTCGTTCAATTCTACACATTTTTTCCAAAGTTCAAGATGCGAAAGCACACATCCAATTTCTCCTTGTGTAAGACGTCTATTCCAATTGGGATCTCTCCAGCAGCGATCTGCTTTATAGACTATAGTAGTTGGGCTTTCTTGCCCTCCATCAATTCCCAGAAAGCGAGTAGCTTCTGGAAAAGTTTTTTGCATGTGTTCGTTTTTATCTTGACATCTATCAAGATTTATATAAAAGATTTTCAAAGTATTTCCTAGGTTGGTTCAGTGGGCCAGTCGTCTTCTTGCAAGTCTGGCCAGTTAGAGTGTGTGGACAAATCTCGTAAAGCCTGTCGAAAAGTTGCCCATTCTGCTTTTTTGCTATCATCCAAAGGAGAGTCTGCTCCTTGTGTCCAATCACACCAAGATAAATAATTATTTCTTTCTTGTCTTGTTTGTATAGTAAGTTCAGCTGTTACTGTTGCGTTATCTATAGGTATATCTACAACAGCTCCGTCTTGAATTTTTTGAGTATCAGGATCTGCTGCTCCTTCCATAATAAATTCGCCTTCACCAGCCTTAGCAGAATAGCTTACATCTGTACAAATTCCAGAGCTAAGAATTTTTCCGTCTGAGTTGTATATAATAAATTCTTTCATCGTTTTGTTTCCAAAGTAAACATAGTAATTTCTGAAAAGTCCAATCTATCTTGTGAACTACTTTCTCTTGCTTTTAAATACAAATAGTTTGTGCCTGCACTCGGATTAAGTTGAAAAGTAATACAGTCCCTATATTCTCTACTATTTGTGCCTCCTCCAGCATAACTTTGTTTTAAACTTGATCCGTGATAAACATAAACAGTTCCTGAAAAGGTTCCTGATCTACCTTGACCGCTTCTAGTAAAACTTATTGCTGCAAAAGTTTCTGCACCCGTACTTGTCCAGGTATGAGTAGCCATGGTTTGTATAGTAGTACTTGTAGTACTTGTACTAGAAGCATTTGTTACTTCTGCATTTGTTATTGCATTTGCGGTAACTGTTTGAGTATTAATTGGAGCAACTAAAGTTAAACTTGGAGTAGCTACCTCACTGTCTTGATTTTGATAAACTCCCCCTGTAACCGCATCCCAATAAACAGAATTTATTTTTACAACACTTAGTCCAGAAAAACTTCTAATTGCAGCAGTTCTTTGAGTATTAGTAGTAACACTATTACTAAAACCTATAACTACATAGGGAGCATCTGCACCGGGGGAGCCATCGCTTCCTTTTACTCCAACAATACCTTTTTGACCTGTATCGCCTTTTTGACCTGTAGCACCTTTTGCACCTTGAGCACCAACAATACCTTTTGGACCTTGATCGCCTTTTTGACCTGCAGCACCTTTTGCACCTTGAGCACCAACAATACCTTTTGGACCTTGATCGCCTTTTTGACCTACAATACCTTTTGCACCTTGAGCACCAACAATACCTTTTGGACCTTGATCGCCTTTTTGACCTACAATACCTTTTGCACCTTGAGCACCAACAATACCTTTTGGACCTTGATCACCAACAGTACCTTTTGGACCTTGATCTCCTTTTTGACCAATAGCACCTTTTATGCCCTTATCACCAACTGCACCTTTATCCCCTTTGTCACCCTGTAGAAAACCACTTCGCGTCCATTCAGAGCGAGGAGCTTGTGTAATTGATTCAGTAACAGCACTTGCTATAAAAAATACATTTAGTCCTGCTGAAGACGTATACCAGTTTGTAGCTACTCCATTTGCCTGTGTAAGTCTAAATGCCCCGCTTACAGAACTTGAGCCACCATTCATATCTGGAGCAAGCGGAGGATTATTTTTGTCTACAGTAGCATTTCCATTTAAATTATCATTTGCCAAACCAGCATAATAGATAATAAATACATCTTCGCCTGGATCTCCTTTTACTCCTGTTGTTCCTTTTGGTCCTGTATCTCCTTTAGTGCCTTTATCACCAGGGTCTCCTCCGATTCCAGTAATACCTTTAGCACCTGTATCCCCTTTGGCACCAGGTTCTCCTTTAACTCCCCCAGCGCCCGTAACACCTTTAGCTCCTACTGTGCCCTTATCTCCAGCGACGCCTTTAGCACCACCAGCGCCCGTAACACCTTTAGCACCTTGATCTCCTACACCGCCTTTTTCACCTTTCTGACCGCCATCACCAGTAACACCTTTAGCACCTTGATCTCCTACACCGCCTTTTTCACCTTTCTGACCGCCATCACCAGTAACACCTTTAGCACCTTGATCTCCTATACCGCCCTTTTCGCCTTTCTGACCGCCATCACCAGTAACACCTTTAGCACCTGTATCTCCTATACCGCCCTTTTCGCCTTTCTGACCGCCATCACCAGTAACACCTTTAGCACCTTTATCTCCTGGACCTCCAGGCTCTCCTTTAGTGCCTATTTCTCCTTTCGAACCAGATACAGCTTTTGTAAAAGTTTGAACTCTTTCAAATGTATTTGCACGACCAAGACTATCTGTAACAATAATAGTATAAGTAGCAGTTGATGCCTGTTGTGACATACCTGTTATTTCACCAAGAGCGTAACTATTTGAACCTATAGTAGGAGTACTATCAAGAGTCAGTCCTATGCTAGTGCTTACATTTGAAACTCTGAAAGAAGGCTCATCATACGGGGCAGGTCCTGCATCATAAGAAAGTTGAGTATCTCCAATAAAAGCAACTATTGTTGTTCCAGTATTTGCAAAAGAAACAACATTTCCAAAAGGATCAACAGCAATACTAACATTGTCATTTGTTAAATTTACAACAGGGGCATCTTGTGCTCCGTCAGAAACTCCTACTTTTCCTCCAGTAGCCGAGGTAGGATTATATGCAGAAAAAATTTCTTTAGGTGCAACACCAGAAGACCTCTGAGTAGGAACATTTACAGCGTAACGAATCCAGTAGTAAAAAGTAGTTTTCCCACTAACAATAACACTATCAACATAAACATCACTTTTTGAAGTTCCTATTACTTTTGCTGCTGATCTATCTTGTGAACTTGATCTCCAAATTTGAACAGTATAAGTAGCAGGATTAAAAGTTGCTGCATTAGTCCAGTTTAATTCTATTCCACCTCGAGTATTTTGAACAGGAGTTGCTAGAACAGGAGCCGCTGGAGGAGCTATATTTGCAGTGGCTGCTTCTACATTTTTTATTGCTTCTGGTGCATTTGGTTGAATTAAATAGTCATCATCTGAATGCTCATTAGCTGTTACTTGAACTAAACAGTTTTCTTTAAAACTAAGATTCGTTATTCTATAAAGTTTATTAGACCAACCAAATCTAGAATGTGTAATTCTTATAATATCTCCTGCTCGAAGTAATATACCTCTAGGAGCCATTGTAAAGTTTACTTTGAGACCAGATCGTGAAGAATCTAAGTATTGTTTTGCGTTTATTCTTGCATTAAAATAATTTGATACAGAAGGAGTTCTTATATCTCCTTTTTTAGGAACCATTCTATCTTCTTTCAAGTAGTTGGAATTAAACATTGCAATAGATCTGCCTTCAAATCTATTTTGTGGATCATTTATTGATACACTTACTTGATTATATGTTCCTTTTTGGCCAGCATCTTCAATATTTATACTTCCAATTATATCCTCATCGGAGATATCTTCTACATTATATGTTGTAGAATCTACTGTTACTTGAGTTGGAGAAGTAAAAGCGGTTTTAATTGCTAGAGAATATTTTCCATTTGAATATCTTAAAATTCCATTAAACTGACCCAGCATACTATTTATGTTTGCAAATACAGGATTAGCAGTATTTATCACAGCATTTGTTTGGTGTCTTGTTACAAATCTTTGATTTTGCGCTTCCCAACCTAAGTATCTCCAGTACTTTACATCATCTGAATCGTATAAAGAATATCCGGAAGAGGAACCTTCGCTACTAGCTATTTTTACTACAGGATTTCCGTCAAAAGTTGCTCGAGAAGAAGTTGTTTCAACGAGCAAAGCGGTCGCAGTATTAATTATAAATACATTTAAAGTACTTACAGAAGAGGTCGTTGAAGGAGTAGCACTAATTATTCCATCTGAGCTAGCTTGGTGTAAAGCACCCTTGTAATAATACAGTTCATTGGTATAAAAATATTTCCACGACTCCCAACGATGTACTATTTTACCAACTACATCTGTAAATACTGTATTATATCTACCAGAGGAAATAAGTGTAGAGCTTTTTACAGTTCCTGCCCAAAATCTTTTTCCACTTATTTTAAGCTCATATATAGTTCCAACACTAGGCTGTGTTGTTGTTACCATTGTTACATCTGAGCGAGTATCACAAAGGCGAGCCGCTTCTTTAAAAGATTCTAAATCAATATCTTTTTCTAAATTTAAGTCTCTTCCATAACGCTCATTTGTTAAATAATCTAATAATTGTATTGCAGGATTTGTTGAAACTCTGTTATCATCATTAGAAGAAAAAGTAATAGAATAAGTATCTCCTACTTCAGGAATAAAATCTAAGGGTGAATCAAGTTTAGCAACTCTGGTTGCTCCATCATAATCTATTATTTTTCTGCGTTGAAATTTTACCGTATTATCAGCGAATCTTCTTTCAATAACAATAGTATAGTTATTATAGGCATCATTACCAGAACTTGCAGAACTTGCAAGAGCAACTGAATCTCTTATAGCAACTTTCGTAGTTGTAGTTGTAAGAGCTGAAACGTTTGCAGAAGTACTTCCTATATCTGTAAGGGATGAACCACTTCCAGAATAAGTAAAAGGAAATTCTGATATGTATCCTCTATCAAAAGATTCTCCCCCATTCAAACTAAAGGAGATAAAGTCTGCAAAATCTAATCCCTTTACCATAGCAGTACTTGGAGTAGAAATTTGTATATCAGCAGATTGACCTCCTGAATTAGCACTTGCAGTTGTTATTGTTTCTTCAAGCTTTGTTGGTACCGTGCCACTATGCCCCACAAAATCATATGTTACAAAATGAAAATTATTAGAACCTCCAATATCTCTCATATAAAACTGTTTTGTAGTTCCAATAGGAGGAGCAGTCTTAAATCTAACTCTAGAAACACTGCTACCGGACATAGTTGTCAAAGAGTAAATATCGGCAATAACTATAGTACCAAGCACAGCATTATTAAAAGTTGCTCGTAAAGTTACTGTATCTCCAATATTAAAAACAGATAAAGCTGCATCTGCTGATGCATATGCTTGGTCTTGTTCGTAAGAATAGTCATAGTTATAGCAGTCTAGCCCTTTTCCTCTAACTACAAAATCGAGGGAAGGTATTGTCGTTTCTCCTTCTCCGATTGTAAATTCAGCAACTACATAAGCCGTATCTAATACTCTGTGATTTGCACCCCAATAGTCTCCTGCACCAGTATAATACTCATTTCCTACTTTAAAATTTGCTGCTTTAGAAAGCAATAAAGAATCCGCTTTTTGATTTGACTTACCAGAATGAAAAATAATTCTTGTATCAATTGGTGTTGAAAAAAAGTTGCCTTTTTCATGAGTAATACCAGAAGCTTGAGTGCTTGCTCCACCAGGAAAAGTTGAAAGAGGTGGCTCATATTCATATCTTTGATATAAAACTTCTGGTCGTACTTTTTCCCAACTGCCTGATCCAAATCCATTCGAGTTTTGAACAGCAGTTTGTGGAGAGCCACCTACTACTGTATTTGCAGTAAGTGTGTCTCCCCTGTCCATTCTTCCATAACAAAGAACATCTACAGTTTGTTCTGCTGTTTGTGAAGATCGAGTATCATTATCATTTTTATCTATACATACTGAAGAAGTGTCATCGAAATAAACATCATATAATCCGCCTACTTCTCCTTCACAAAGAGCATATGCAGCATAAACTTTTTTAGCATCAGTAGCTAATGTATCTACAAAAAATGGAATACTATCAATTTTATTTACACCATATACAACAGGTAAATATTTAGCATCAAGATTAAATCTAAGATCGACTTCTCTATCAACTTCTACTTGATATTCTACTGTTTTTTTAGCATTAAAAAGGCGATTAAAAAGTCCCCCTCGTCTTTTTTCTTTATAACGAGTTTCATTTACTTGATATATAGTAACTAAGTTTAATGCTTGTTCACTATGCTGAAATCCTAAGTCTGTAATATATGCGGGACGAAGTGCTGCTTCTATATCTGGCTTTCCTTCTCCATCTAAGGCTCGGTGATATCCGTCAGAAGTAAGTCTTCCTTGAACACGCTGGAAGTCTCCCCAATGACTCGTGATTCCCCAAGATACTATTGAACTTTTTGAAGGGTCTTCAGTAAGTTTACCCGTAGCTATAATACCTTTAAAAAGAAGATAGGGAGCCCCAATAAATTGTCCTGTACTAACATCGATGTGTACTTTGTAAATAAATACATCACGATTTATATATCGAGCATAGGAAGTTTGGCTTCTATTTGTAAGAATTCCTTCTACTTCGGGATTATTAAAATTAACACTGTAAATAGTATTACTCTCTGAAGAAATAGTTACACCTGAATTTTTCCTAAAAGTTCTTCCGCCCTGAGTAACTATCTTTGAGATTGGTGTGACATTTGCAGTAAAGTTATTATTTGAAAAAGTATTTACTCGTACATGCAAGGTATCATTAGAGCCACTTCCTGATAAAAGTTCAATTAAATCACCTTCTCTAAAACCACCCTCTACAAAATCTGTGTCTCCAGAAACAATTTGTACAGTTGAGGATGTAAAAGTTAGATTAGCAGTAAATGCAGTGCTTAATGCTGTAGCTGAAATTTGTAAATTAATGTTAGATGCACGAGCCTCTATTGTTTCAGAAATAGCTCCAACTGTTAGTAGTTTATTTGCTATATATGTTTGTGCATTATTTGTATTGCCAAACACATCGCTCGAACCATCATCAAAAACTAAATCGGTAGATCCGTCTGTAATATATACATAGTCCTCCGCTCGTTCTGCACTCTTTCCTCCTTGTGTTGCAAGAGGTTTTTCGAATTTTACTAGATGTGCGTATGCAAATGCCTCTTCAGTAAGTAAAGAAGCAGTAATAGCAGTATTGCTAGAGGTATTCGAGTTAAGAGTTCTAACTCCCATTACTGAACTTCCTCCAAGTTTAAGTTAAAAGAGTATAAATTATTAGTATCTAATGTATACTGTTGAGTGTCACTGCTCGCAATTACTTTTATTAAAGGATTGTTAAAAACTAAAGAGTCTCCTGTACCGGCTGCTTTACTTAATCCAGGGGTAAAATGTACTCTTAATTGGTCACTAGCAGGCTGACTAGAGCTATCTATATAATTTCCTTCTCCTGATTTTTCAACCCTTGTAACCATATATGCTTTTAAATGATTTGAATTTGAAGAGCTATTTACAGTGAATAAATCTCCTGGTTGAGGAGTTGAATGAGTAGTACTATTATATCCACTTGTATCTGTAAGTATTACTGTGCTTCCTGCCGCAGTACTTCCACTAACAGATTGAGAAGTATATGGAGAGCTTGCAAAAGTTGAACTTCTTGAACTACGATATTGAGGAAGAGATACAAAAAAAGGATTTAACCCGCCTCTTCGATGTATCAAAAAACTATATACTCTATCAAATTCTTCTTGAGTAAGTTTATTATATTTTATTGCAACTCTCCATTTATGAGCAACTATTGCTCTGGCAAGTATTCTTCCAGAGTTTGTTCTGTCTCGTAAGGTAGGCTGATCTGAGGTAAGTTGAACAGAAGCATACCCAGGGCCCGCAGTTCCAGCAGGCTGCCCCGCATCTCCAATTGTATTATTTGGATCGGGAAGTGTAGTTTGAAAAGATGGAAATGACATTAATATTTACTCACGCCGCCTGCTGAAGGAGTATATACTGAAGTATCTACTCCCTCGACAAACTCTTGACCATAGGAATTTGCAGCCTCTCGTATCATTCCAATTATGTTTCCTCTTTGTGATACAAGTATATCTTCAACACCCGAAGCATCTATTGCATTAATTGAGAAGTTTACATTTGCTGTTCCAACCATTTCTCCCACATCATCATTTGATACAACTCTTCCTGGAGTTTGTGGAACGAAAAGTTCTGGACCTTGCTCTCCAACTACATAGCCAGCTGTTTCTCCTCCAGTTGCTCTATATCGTGCACCTGCAAATGCGGGAGTAAAGTTTTCTGGTCCTCCTTGACCTTGACCTCCTCGGAAGTATGCTATTTCTCCTCTTGCAGACTGTGATCTTGCAAGGTCAACAGAGCTCCTTCTTTCACCCGCTCCAATAGAGCTAGGCATTCCTGAGCTTGGAGACCCTCCTCCACCTTGATAAGATTGACTTGTC